ACTCGCGCAAGGGCGAGAGCGAGGAGATGCCCACCGGCAAGATGGATGTGAAGGGCTCTGGCTCTATTACCGACTTGGCGGACAGCGTCCTCACGATCTGGCGCAACAAGAAAAAGGAACGCCAGATCGCGGAGCTGAACGAGTATGACGAGGTTCCGGATGAGCTTCTCGGCACGCCCGACTCGCGCCTCACATGCAGCAAGCAGCGCAATGGTGAGTGGGAAGGATTTGTCGGCACCTACTGGGGCGGCATGGCAATGCAGTTCATCGGCAAGCGCGGAGATCAGCCACGAAAGTATGTGAACTTCTCCAAGCCGGTCGATGTTTATGAGCAGGAAGAGGACTTTATATGAGCGAAGACAATGTAATCCGTTTCCCGAATGCGGATCCCGACATCACCTACGGAACAATCCCGCCAGAGCGGGTGCTGAGTGCGGCGCTCGAGGATGCAGAGACTTTCGAAAGCGTGATGCTGCTCGGCTGGAAGAAGGATGGTGGCTTGTTCATCGGATCGACGGACGGTTACGTGCCAGACAACCTCGCCCTGTTGGAGATCGTGAAGCAGGAGTACCTGCGCATGATGGTGGGTGACTATGACTGAGGAGAATTTCGCGCAGGCAATTCGCGAGGTCGCCGTCATGCTGCGTGACGCGGAGTATCGCGTCGCAAGGACTGAGGCGGACGTGAAGCGCGTCGTAGCCAAGGCGATGGTTGAAGGCGAAATGAATGGCCACAAGAGCGCAGTCGCTCAGTCGAGATACGCGGACGAAAGCGACGTCGTTTTCAATGCGCGGCTCGAGCATGGCGTGGCAAGGGGTGAGCTGGCCTTCGCAAAGGCAGAGCTGAAGGCGAGAGAGATCGCCTTCGAACACTGGAGAACAAAGGCAGCGACGCTGCGAATGGAACGGAAGGCATACAACACATGAATGTGGACGACATCAAAACCGCTGAAGCCCAGCGGAATCTATACATCTCTGCTGCGGTGGTCACCGCCCTGTCGCGGACGATCTTTGACATCAACAGCGCTGCTGGATGGTGGTCGGATCTCAAGACTGGTCAGTCAATTCGCGAGACGCGCAACGTCGGCGAGGTCTTGATGCTGATCGTCAGCGAAGTGTCGGAGGCAATGGAGGCGCACCGCAAGGATCTGAAGGACGACAAGCTCCCGCATCGCTCAGGCCTCGAGGTCGAGTTGGCCGACGCTGTCATCCGGATCTTCGATCTGTGCGGCGCAAAGAAGTTGGATATTGGCGCGGCCATCATCGAGAAGCTGCTCTACAACATGACCCGCGAGGATCACAAGATCGAGAACCGCACGAAGGACGGCGGAAAAAAATACTGAGGAGGCGCATATGGAATTCGGCAATCTCATCTTCGGCAACAGCCGAGGCACACACCCAGTAGACCGCAGTCTGCAGGACCAGTTCTCCGACTGGATGCTGAAGCTTGGCTTCGATAGCTACGGTAACTTCGATGACGGCACAGAGTGGACGTGGGGGTTCGGGAACGACGTGTTCAATATCCAGCCCTATTACTGGGGCGACTGCGACTGTGAGTATGACTTGAAGGAGTATCAGTGGTTGGAGGAGCACAGCCACAGAGAGGCTTGCTACCAGACCGAGTACCGCAAGATCCGCGACGCGCACGGGTATTACAATGCCGAGGCTGACGTACTGATCGAGGCGCTGTGCGTGGAGCACGAGCTCCCCTATCCGCATGGCTCAGGCGTCCACTGCACATGCGCGTACCGAGACGAATGGCAGGCGTTCGCTGCAGAGAACGGACACGCTGAGAGCTGCGCTCTGGTGCAGCCAAACTTCCTGTTCAAGCCGACCGGCTTCACGCTGGATTGGTACAAGTACCCCCTTCGCGACAGCTACTCGAGCGAGCCCCTGACCAAGGAGCTGATCGACGAGATGTTCACGCAGATCGAAAGGTCTATGCGTGAAGGGTAGGACGCCGACAGCAGAGGAGCGGAGGTGGATGGACGCAGCGGCCCAGATCGGCTGCATCGCGTGCAAAGGGATGGGTGTCTACACGCCAGAGATCTCGCTCCACCACATCGACGGGCGCACCAAAGAAGGCGCGCACTTCAAGACAATCCCCCTCTGCTATCCGCACCACCAAGGCGGCGATGCTCATGGACCGTTCGTATCTGTCCACCCTTGGAAGCGGCGGTTCGAAGAGCGATTTGGAACACAAGAGGAATTGCTGGCGCAGTGCCAGCGCCTTGTTGAGGAGATGAGTAATGGATGAATACAACCAAGTGCTCGCGGAAAACGAGCGCATATATCTGGACAACTGGCTTCCTTGGAGCGGCGCAAAGAAATACGACGCTCGCCCGTCTGGCATGGTCGACGTTGTCCTGCGCGGTGGCACGGAAATAACCTGTCAAAGCGCCGACAAGCTGCACTGGAAACACATTGGCCGTGGCGGCGACATCGTTAAGTGGAGGCCTGCCATATCGACCATCGGATCGAGCGCGGCACGCCTGTCGGATCCGAAGAGCTTCTTCATCACGAGCTCTTCGTCATACGCCATTGATAGCACAGTCGAAAAACCAACGAACCCCAAGGACACAGTCGGCATCAAGAAGGCTCCCTTCTCCACCGTGTCTGCGCCAGTCATGGCAGAGGTCGGTGTCGCGATGATGGAAGGCGCTCTCAAGTACGGGCGTCACAACTTCCGTGGCGTGGGTGTGAGGGCGTCTGTCTATTACGACGCAACGATCCGTCACCTGTTCAGCTACTGGGAAGGCGAGGACGTCGATCCTGACAGCGGCCTGAGCCATATCACCAAGGCAATCGCCAGCCTTATGGTGCTGCGCGACGCGATGATCCAGAACAAGTGCGAGGACGACCGTCCGCCAGTGTCGCCCAACTTCTACAAGGAGTTGAACGAGAAGGCGGAGAAGCTGCTCGAGCGGTACGGCAACATCCACCCGCACCACTACACGATCAAGGATGAGATTTGAGATGGATGTTTATTACGACCTCTTCGAAAGCTGGGAAGATGTCCAGCGTGCGTTCGATATGAAGGAGCCAGAGCCAGAGGTTCTGTTCGCTGCTTATGAATACGAAAACTACAGCGGAGACGCTATGGTTCTGTTCAAACGTGACAACACGTTGTGGCTGGTTGAGGGCAGTCACTGCTCCTGCGCTGGCTTAGAGAGACAGTGGATTCCGGAAGACATCACACCAAAGGTTCTTCGCCATATAACCAAACAAATCGTAGAAGAAGACGAAGCTGGTGATGAGTGGTCGCGGCCTGATGACTTGAGGTATCGCTATAGGGATGCACTGTTCGCAGTGTGTGACTGTCTGGATCCAGTGTCGTGAAGCAGCACAAGATGGACAGCTTCATGGAGGCTGTCACCAACACCTCTGTCGGGTTCGTGATCTCGCTGATCACTTGGTACTTCGTGGCTGCAGCGATGAACATCCCCGTCACTTGGTCCCAGAACCTGATCATCACCGGCATCTTTACGGTGGTCTCTGTAGCTAGGGGCTACATCCTGCGCAGGATCTTCGACGGTCGAACGATCTGGCAGGAACTGAAACTCGTATTTGCAAAGGGCTGACTATGGGAAAGATGTCGAGAACGAAAGGCGCTGTGTTCGAACGCGAGCTCGTGAACCTTGCCAAGGAGTATGGCCTCGTGGCCCAGCGCGTGCCTCTGTCTGGCGCAACCAGCTACGCGAAGGGGGATGTCGAGATCACGCCGACATTCTCTGACAAGCCTTGGGTGTTTGAAGCCAAGCGCAGGAAGGAGCTCCCAGCGTGGATGCTCGAGGCACTGGGCGACAATGCAGGTCTGATCCTGCGTGCAGATCGACATGAGTCTGTGGCGGTGATCCCGCTGAAGACCTTGCTCGAGTTGATGCAGTGAAGGCGGCGGGAAAAAAACTAACACGACTGCAATCTGTAGTCTGGGCCGAGCAAGCATCGAAGGGTGAAACGCATGACGAAAGAATGCAGTGGATCGAAAGGAACGTGCCGGAAAACTTCCGCGCTCTGGTCCGAGATCACATGGTGGCTTACCTTGCGCAGC